ACCATAGATTTCAGTGGAAAAATTGCACTGAAATCTCATTCCTTGGGCTTGGAACTCACCCTATTTCCCATCGGGAGGAAGGGGAGTGGCTAGGTTGCCATCCTATCTCGTTTATACTCCGGCGAGTGGTCTGTGACCCTGACCAGGGTGTGTGGGCTAATACCAGTTCGCCTTACACAAATCGTCATAATAGGCTTTTGCGCGTGCTTTACCAAAGCTTCGTCTGATCTCATCATATTGCTTGGCCTCTTGAGTGGTCATGCGATATGAAGTTCTAAGACGAAGACCGCCTGTAAGCCTTGACGAGCTTGAAACGAGAGATTTGGAATCATCGTCCACTTGGACGGGGTTCTCCTCAATCGTTTCAACCTGAGGTGTTGCGGGAGTTCCTCTCAAGCCCCCAGTCAATCCACGAGATGCGACACTGTATGTATCAGCGTCTCGGTTGGCGAGGTCTTTGAAGGTTCCACGTTGGTGCAAAGGTAGCTTTTGCGAGGTCAAACCTCGTTCAGCTGCTGTTGGTAGTCTCACCTGTGTCACCAACCCTTCAGGTTCTGGGGGAGCAAGAGCTTCAACGGCATCGAGCCATTGGTCGATAGTCGCCCTTTTCTTTTGTTGCTCTTCAGTGGGTTGCTCCACCACAGCCAACTGGTTTGGCTGTTCTACCGGCAGGTCCGGTTTCGTGGTCGCTGCTACAACCACCCCCACTGTGGGGACGTTGGTCATGTCGGCCAAACGTCCACTTTGTGATAGATCCTTATCCCTTTTCGGAATCTTGCGAGCTTCTGTTCGATTTATCTCATCTATTGATATGGATACTGAACCCCATTCAAGAATCTTTTCGGTGTAAGAACCGTATGACACAATAAAATTGTGGTCATCAGACTTCTCTACTGGGGGGGCTTGCAAAGCCCAATATCCATCTTCCGTAGCTTCGAGATGGAACGAACAAATAAAATCTCTCTCAATAAGTTGGCCTTTGGTGAAAGAGCAACCATTCACCTTCATGTCGGGATGAGCCACGACACCAGTGTCTTTAACTTTGATCTGCGAGAGAGAGCAACCAGCCCATGAGTACACTTGCCAACCGCTTTGATCTTTATCATACGTGACAAAACCACTCATCTTGCCGTCGTTGTTACCACCCTTAGCTTTAACCGCTTGAAAACCCTCACACTCTATATAAACAGAGTATTTTCCCTTCTTGGTCGGAACCAAAAGGTAGGGGGTTGCGCGGAGCGAATCATTTTGTATGTATCCCGCCGAAAGGGTCTCCGAGCTCCACGCCTCATCTCTCCAGTAGAACAATTTAACGAAATTCAACGAATAGATATCGATGAATTCCGAGTTCTTTCTGGACTGGATCTTACATTCTGGGACACCAGAATAGCCGTAGAAGGCTTCCTGAGTCACAGGAGTGGGCGTTGGAGTTGGAGTAGGTGTTGGAGTGGGGGTTGGTGTCGGTGTTGGGTCTGGTGCAGGGGAAGCTCCGTCTACCTATTTCGGATTTTGGGTATGAACCTCCATCGTGATGCGGAACGAGCCGGCAACTGAGGAGTTTCCACTGCCCTTGTAGAGTATTGCAAATTGGTCTTCGGACGAATCTCGCCATACTCCACCTCCGATTTGTTTGGACGTATAGGCACGCTTGCCACCCTTGACGATCGAGAATTTGTTGATTGTTGATGCGAGGGTGCTGAGCTTGTTGTGGGGATCAAGCTCATAAGCGATGGAACCGGCTGCGGTGTAAGGGGCCTCGGAGATGAACTCCAGTATGACTTTTGTGATCTTATACTCATGGTAGGCCTTGAGAATTCCACCAGAGAATGCTGCGCACTCAGAAAGAGACGCCCCGAAGGTGAGCTTTCCGGAGGCACTGCCCGCGATAGAATCCTTCGAAAATACGAAAGTCTCCCGCGAGCCTCCTCGCCCTCGAGGTCCTCCTGAAGTGTCTCCACTTGGTCGTCCTCGTCTTCGGATGCGGCGTCTACGCTGGGTTTGCGCGACCACAACCATTGGTTGGGTGGTGCGAGCAATGCGTACGCGTCTGCGTAACCGTGTTCCACGTCGTCCATTTCTACGGCCTCCCAAATTCATTAGCGAGTTTGCTTGTATCGTTGGAGACCGTACGGTAGACTTTGTACACACCAAGGATTATAAATGGGAATGTGATGCAAAGGCCGAGAGTGATCCCGGCTAAGAACTTGTAATCCGTGGTGGTTTATGTATCGAGACTAGGTCATCCAGTGCTTGCAACTCGAATTTGCCTGGCTGACTTGAGAGCTTCTGTTTTAAACTTTTTGTTTCTGGACTGGAGCGACCAGCCACTGGTACAGAAGCTCAACGGTTTCGGGGTCGTGGCGCAACTCGTTGAGTACGCTCATACATGCGTCAAGATAACGCTGTATCACCTCCGAAGAGCCGTTCGCCGGGTTGTAACCATGTAAGAGTTTGTAGATCATCTTGTTTTGGTTAACCGGGCGAGCAAGGTCTTCCTTCTCGAAGATATGAGAACAAAACTCCAGTTGTTTGGAGACCTCGACTTTGAATCCTAGTGTTTTATACACGTCTAGGTTCGTGTCGACTGACTCGAGTGCATCATCACCCATAGCCATCGCCCAGGTAGCACCGCAATGATATGCGGCCATCACTCGGATTCGAGAGTTACTCGAACTGGTGTTGTAAGAACCAGATTTCTGGATTCCCGCTATGCGCTGGGCTAGCAGAGTGCCATCACTCAAGCACAACACAGAATTGGATATACATTTCAACCAGCAAGCGCGCAAGCGCTTGGTGAGATCTGTGTTGTTGCGAGTGAGTCGGTTGCGGACCTCCATATCATCCTGGAGCATCCAATCCGCAACACTCCAGTCGAAACCAGAGCAGTCAGTCGGAACAGTGTAGGTTGGCCAATTTGCCAAAAGTTCAGTCGTGTTGACCCCACACTGTTTCGCGAGATTCTGCACAAATTCTCGCGATTGGGCGTCTGTAGACAACCCAAAACCGGGTTTTGAGGGTATGGCTCGCCATAGTGCAATTTCCCTCTTGTTCTGATTTTGAAACAGAACCCGGGCTACCAGTTGATCCAGCAACGAAACACTCATAATGAGGCGGTAGCGGCCTTCATCGAGCTTTGACTGCTTGTGAGGTTCCCCCTTGACAAATAGTCTGATCGGGTCACACAAGCCCTGTTGCACCAATTGTTCTGCTGTAAGTTGCTCAAACTTAACCGTCGACATCTTATGTAATCGGTCGAAGGTCATGCGGGCAAGAACTGGCAGAAGTGTTGGATCTTCGATCCATCCACGGTGCGTACGCCGGTCGTATCCCACGAAAGGAACACCAACACCGGCATCGGGCTCGAGGGAGAACACTGCTTGTTTGAAATCTTCGAGAAAGTCTTCCCACACAAGCAGGTTGCTTTGAGAAGTCTTGGGGCATTGAGTTTGGCAAGTTTTGTATGCCTCCACAGTCTTCCGGATCACGCGCTCCCTGTCCTCAGATGACGGGATTTTAGCAAACTCCGCGCGTGAGAGCCATCTCTGCGCCTGAAGGCGCAGGCTCTTCAATTCGGCCTCGGGTCCGAATTGGGGCCACCCGAAGCCGCTGACTTTACTTGCCAGCGCCGGGTTTCCCTCTGCAAGTAACCTCCCCCACTCTGATTCTTCTTTTTGTTTTGTGAAGTAGTATTTGGGGAGGGATCCGCAGGCTTCGAAGCCGGGGATCTGCGAGCGGGCGCCACGTACCTCCCATCTGTAGAGGGAGGCAAAGTAGGCTGAGAAGTTTTGGGCTTTCGCCTGTGTTTCCGATTGTTGTTCGTTGGGCGTTTCAAAGCTGATTCCGAGATCTTTTGAACAACCATCCGCTCGATTACTGAGACGTCGATCTTCGAGACCAACGCTTCCACCACCTTGTTGAGAGTGTCGTTGCCTGAAGTAACGACGGGCGAGTGTGTAGGGGTGGGAGAGACCGTTTTGTTTTCGCGGACGGGACCGCGTGCGTCGTTTCCCTGAAACTTTGGAGCTTCAAAGTGGATGTCATCCTCATCATCAGCCCAGTTTCTTCCTGTTTTAGATTTGAAATGTATGAGATTATGAGCTTTCTGGAAAGCTTCATCAATCTCGAATTCGAGTTTCTCAACTTCCTCGTCTGTAAACAGGCGGCCTCTGAGTTGTGGCGATTCAAACACATATTTGTGTTTTGTTAGGCCTGGGATGCTGGGTATGGGGGCCATCAGATTGTTAGTTCTGGTTTCATTGCCTCCCACATGAACTCCCAAAATGGATTTTCCGTTAAAATAGGGAGTTCCACTAAAACCCTCAATGGTGTTGCTCAAAACAGAGACAAAAGTGCCTTCTGTTCCGACCAAGGATGCGTTGGAACGCATCCAGTTGCCATCATGCCTATAAATGGAGGCCTCACAACATGAGAGCCCATCCACTGGTACGATGTCTGCAGCTTTACATCCAAGAATTGATTCCCAACCTGGAGGTCCTTGATAAAGACCCACGTCGGAATTCTTTGTGGTTAGGATTGTGTTGAACAATGACAACTTGATCCTGTTTCCAGTTCTGGATGAAGCGATGAGCAAATCACCTTCCTGGGTGGAAACATGTTTTGCAGTGAGCAAAGCATTGCTTCCGTTGAGGAGTCGAACACATGATGCGTATCCTCCAGGGGAATTGAGAGCGTCGTTGTGTTGAACCAGCAAGACGCAATCTTTGGGTGGTTTCTGAGGTATCTCTACTGTCTTGTACCCTGGGGTAGGGATCTCAAAGGAGATTGAGCTCTTTTTGAATGACAGAGCCCGAAAGAGCTTCGATGTCAGAGTCCCAATCAGCGAGATGATCATAACCGGCCACCCTCCAAAAATCTTTGAAGCCAGCCGGACCAAGAGCATTGTACAGACGTAGAGACAGGCGATCGATGACATCTGGAACGTATATCTGCATACCAGGGTTGTAACAACCCAAAAGAGCAGCGATATCAAGTAGCTCCAGGTGTAGATTACAGCGAGCAGGAAGCCTCCTGCGAGCGCCTGCACCCCGTCCACCGCGAGTCCGCGAAGACCATGAAAGCTCCTCGATATGTTTTGGTGCAAATGTGTCACCAAGGAGCTCAACTCTTCTGCAAACACTTTCCAGCCGGAGTTGGAAGCGTTTATAGCCACAGATGAAATTCTCGTGAGATCTCTGTAGGCTAGCTGCAATATCTCTCGTGACAACGCGGTATAGGAAATCTCTATACATGTGTTTTGGCGTGTCACCATGGAAGATGAGTTCCATGGGAGGAGGTATTCTGCCGGCGGTACGTAACGCATGCTTCGCAAAGGCGGCGTGTACCGCACTAGGGAACTCCCAAGTGAATGGGAGTTCACGGAGCATGAGAGGCAGAATAGTAAAAGCAGAGCGCACCAGAGTTTCAGCATCGTATCGTTGGTTGAGAACACAACAAGCGATGGTTCTTAGAGCTGTTTGAAACTCTAAAAGGCGGATTGTGAGATCACGGGGGATTTCAGCAAACGTGAGTGTCCCGTCAAAGTGAATCTCACAGCGCATGAAACTTCTGGTGAAAGAAGAGTGCTATAAAGGGTCCCTCTAGAACCCTTTTGT